AAGCAGGTATAAAGGTAGTATGTGATGACTGGCAAATGACTTTTGAATATGCAGATTACTATAGTGTAAGTGGAAATTTTAGAAGGGTTTATGAAGCATGAGCGATTTAATAAAAGATCTACAGAAGTTAGAAGTACCTTCAAGTATAATAACTTTATTTGAATTAGAATTAGATACTGATTTTACTACTAATTCTTATGCTTACTTTCACGAAGGATTAGAAGGCAATGCCACTACTATTCAATTTAGAAACGCAACAGCAAATTCTACTACTGGTAGGTATGATGCTAATGAATATGAAGCAATACCAATTCAAGCAACAGGATTTGACTTAAGTGGACAAGGCGTTTCTCCAAGACCCACTTTATCAATAGCTAATCTTTTATCAACATTTAGTGATTCATTAGAAGGATTAACCCCACAAGATTTACTTGGAAAAAAATTAATTCGAAGAAGAACTTTATATAAATATTGTGTTGGACAAAGTGATGATGCAGGAGAAGAAACAGTACCTATCGAATTCCCTAGAGAAACTTGGATAATTGATAGAGTAGCTATGGAAACAAGAGCTGTAATTACTTTTGAGTTAGCAAGTCCTTTTGATTTAGAAGGAACTAGACTTCCGAAAAGAATAGTTATAGGAAATGCTTGTCCATGGATTTATCAAGGATCAGACCCAGATTTAGCTGATGCAGTTCAAACAGGTGGGTGCACTTGGAAAAGATCTTCTATAATTAAAAATCAAGACGGTACCTCTTTTACTAATTTTGTAAGTAAAGATGACGAACCTATAATACTTAAATCAGTAGCTGATGCAGCCCCTACATATAGTAGTGGAGCAATAACTCAAAATTATATTTATAAAACAGTAAAAACTGGATTAAAGCAAATAGAACCAGGCGGAACTGTGGCAGGAAGTGCAGACGGGACGATTTATGATTACTGGCAAGCCTTAAAAGGAGAAAGCAGCCCAGGAACTCCTACAGACGCAAATAGATTTTATAGAAGGGTTAGGGTATATCAAACTTTTGATAAAAATCAAACTTATTATGGTTATACTAATAGTGATTATAATAATTATGTTGCTTATACTACAGGAAGCCATGAAGATGATTTAAGATCAACAGAAAGTTTTAATAGATTATGGCAAGTAAAAACAGAGACTATGTTAGGTAATAATCATAAACCAAGTGGAAAACCATACCCTCATTTTAGTCATTATTGGACAAGAGGAGATCAATGTGGTAAAACTTTACAGTCTTGTATGGAAAGATACCAATTTACAGACGCAAGTATAGATAGTAGTAATAATAAAGGCCCAAGTGTAATAAGAGATGAAACAGCTACTCTATATTTTGGAGGTTTTCCAGCATCAAAAAGGTTAGGAAGATGATTAATCATTTACTGCCTGATATTTATAAACATTTGGAAAATGAATACCCAAAAGAAGGGTGTGGTTTAATAACAGAGGATTTAAAATGGATACCTATGAAAAATATTGCAAAAGAAAATCTTGAATTTGAAATGGAAGCAAAAGAGTTTACAATAGAAATGTTAAAAAATAAAATAATAGGAGTAGTACATAGTCACCCAACAAATGATCCTACTCCCAGCGAAACTGATATAAAACAATGTAATGGTTTAAATTTAGACTATTTTATAATAGGATTACCAGATAAAAAATTATATCATTTAAAACCTCAGAGAAATTAAAATGAATAATAATGTACAATTAGTTGGAGACATTGGAGATAAGTTTGGTCATGAATGGAGCATGAATATCGAATCTTATAGTGATATAATTAATTTAATAGATTGTCAAACAGAAGGCTTTAAGAAATATTTAATAGAATCTGAAGAAAATGGTATTGGATTTAAGATACAAAGAGGAGAAGATCTTATACAAGATGAACAAGAGTTATTATTAAATATAAACGAAGAAGATATAATTATAACTGCAGTACCTTTAGGTGCAGCCGAAACTTTCAAAAGTGAGAGTTCTAGTGTATTTAAAATAATTATAGGAGCAATTTTAGTATTTCTTGCTTGGGCATCAGGACAGAGTTGGGCAGGTGACTGGCTATTAGGATTAAGTTCAGATACAATAGCAATAATGGCAACAGTTGGTATGAATTTAATAAATATGGGTATTATGGAATTAAATATGCCTAGAACTATTGGAGATGAAGACGGAGAAACTAATTTATTCTCAGGACCTGTTACAGGTATAAAACAAGGCGTATCAGTACCTGTAGCATATGGAGAACTTTTAATTGGGGGTTCACCTATTAATGTAGCATATACTACTCAAAATATAAATTTTACAGGAGTAGCTCCAGTACAGAATAGTGGTAGAGGTAGAGGATCATCAAACCCAGGTAAGAGAGGCTTTACAGGAACTCATGCTGCACAATCATCAAGAGAAGATCAAACCGTTACTGGCGTATGGAATCAAACACATTAGGAGATAATAATGGAAGCAAAATTTAGAGATATGGATCCAAGACGTGTTGTCCCTTTAGCAGGGTCAGAACACATATTTAACTCGCCTGATAGATCTCAATCCGCTGTAGTATATGACTTATTATCAGAAGGAGAAATTGAAGGACTAGTTGAGAACAGGGCTTCTATTTATTTAAATGATACTCCCTTAATAGACTCAGATAAAGAGTCTATAGTAGCAGCAAGACGTACAAATAAAGCATCAATATCCTCTAGTTCAAATACTACTACAGTTTCTGTAACTTCATCTGAAGATTTCTTTGATGGATTAACTACACAAGATTTAACAGACTACGGAGATAGACATATAAGAATATATGGAGCAGGTAAGTCAAGTACTAGTGCTAGTGTAACTTTTTCTATAACAGCTGATACTCCTCGCCCTGTTTTAACAGCTAGTGGTAGTTTTTTCACTAGTGGTATGGAAGGAGGTTCTACTCAAGGTCAAAAAGCGACTTGGATAGTAATCGAAGGAGCCGGACCAGGAGGACAAGATGAAGAATTCAGAATATTTGAATACATATCAGCTACTCAAGTAAGAGTAGCCCGCCCAGCACACACTACTGTAACTGCAGCAGACGGTGCTATTGTTCATGTTTCAAAAGTAACAGCCATAGACGCAGCTAATGATAACTGTACTATTGCTGATGCTGCAGTAACTACAGTTTCAAATGCAGTCGCAATACTTCAAGTACCCTCTAAAGCAACCTCATCAGTTAGTTCAGCTACAGATGATTGGAACTTTGAAAATGTCGGAGTAGGTTTTAGAACAGGTACTGTTAATCAAGAGGTTATGGATAATTTCGTTGTTGGTATTCCACAAGCTACTTATATTTTAGCTAATAATACAGATATTAAACAAACTAGTGGATATGGAGAAGGTCGAGCAAGTCAAACTAATATAACTGCTTCAAATGTCGATGTTGCAGACGCAAGTTTAATCGATCAAATTAAATTAACTTTTGAATTTCCTATGGGTATGTATTCTCAGGATTTAGATGACGGGGATGAAGGACCTAGTTGGTGTGAACTTCAAATTTATTTTGAATATAAAATCAATGCCAATGATTCATATACTAGTGAGTTAATGTTTGGTCGAGAAGAAATTAAAGATAAAGATGGTAATGCTGAAAATGTGAATCAGTTTGGATTAGAAATCCATGGACAAGAGTCAAGACAAGCAAGTGATGCATTTATTATAGCAAAAACTAAATTACCTTTTGCAGAAGAATTTTTATTAGATGTAAGAAAATTTCAACCCTTTGCAGATTGGAGAGTAGTAGTTAAAAAGGTTAATGGAGATGATTTTGATACTGGAGGAGAATGGAAATTTTATGATAAATGTATATTAAAAACAACAGAAGCCTTAGTATTAGATAGATTAAGTTATCCTTTATCTGCCTATGCTATGGTAGCTTTTAATGCAAAAGACTTTGCCAGACCTCCTCAAAGAAAATATCACATAAAAGGAATGAAAGTTCAAGTTCCTACTAATTATATTACAAGAGACGAAGCAAGTGATGGAATAGCAGTTTATAATAGAAATGTACTCACAGGAGTAAATACAGGATCAGCACAAAAATGGGACGGAAACTTTAGAGGGGATACAAGTACTTTTACAACTCCTGATACTGCAAATAATTTTGATAAAGTATATACTAATAATCCTGCATGGATTTTTTATGATTTATGTACTAATAAACGATATGGATTAGGTGCTGTAGTTGATAAGTCCTTAATTGATAAATATGCTTTATATAAAATCGCAAGATATTGTGATGAATTAGTCCCTGATGGAAAAGGGGGATTAGAACCTAGATTTGTTTGTAATACTTATATTGAGAAAGGTCAATCAACTTATACAGTTCTAAATGATTTAGCTAGAGCTTTTAGAGGTATGTTAGTATGGCAAGATGGAAAAATTACTGCGATACAAGACAGTCCCAAAGTACCTATTTATACTTTTACTCAAGGTAATATTATAGGTGGAGAGTTTGGATATCAAGGGTCTTCTAGAAGAACTCATGCAAATCAAATAACAGTTACATGGAATGATCCAGATAAAAATTATGAACAAGAAGTAGAAGTAGTAGAAGATGTAGAATCTATATTGGAAAAACAAGAGGTTATTACTAAGAGCATGGCAGCTTATGGAGCCACGTCACAAGGTCAAGCAAATAGATTGGGTAAATATGCTTTATTAACAGAGAAATTGGAAAACGAAGTAGTAAGTTTTAGTACTGGGGTTAATGGGGCTTTTATAAGACCAGGAGATGTAATAAATATACAAGATCAGCGCAAGTCTGATATACAATTTAGTGGTAGACTAGGAGCAGGAGGTACTTTAGATACAAATAATGTATTATTAGATAGAGATGTAACTCTTGAAAGTGGTAGTAATTATATGTTACACGTAAGTTTTCCTTCAGGAGGAGCTTATGTAGCTTCAGATATTCCTGTATCAGATGGTGGACATTATCATACAATAGATGGTATAAAATATTTTAAAGGTGATTTTGTAACTAGGTTAAAAGGAGAAGACTTAGATACTAAAACAAAAACAGATCAAGCTAATATAGTTGATGATTCTGGAAATCATGTTACTTTAACATGGTCTGGACAGACACGAATTGAAAATCAATTAATAAATATTTCAACTTCTGAAGGTACAACAGCAGCTGATGGATCCAAAGTTACTAAACAAATTAATGTTATCCGAGGATTTAGTGATACCCCTGAAGTAGATGCAATATGGGCAATAACTTCAGATGAAAGAAGTGGAGACGAATCAGGTAATAAATATACAACTAAACAATATAGAGTAAGTTCTATATCTGAAAACACAGAAGAACAAACCTATTCAATATCAGGCTCTTTATATGATAAAAGTAAATACGATTTAATAGAAAGAGGTTATAAAGTATGGGAACAACCATACGATAGAGAGCCTTCTAGAACTCACGCAGTTCCTGCACCAACTAATGTAACTGTTATGATGGCAGATTCTACAGGATCATATGGTACTTCTGATGCTACACCTACTACTGCTAAAACTGCTACAATTTCTTGGGATACTCCTGTACACGCTGCTAGAGATAAAACCCATACTTTAGGAGGTTTTTGTGGTACAGGTGGACAACATGAAGCTATTTCTACATTAAATGAAAACCTAACAGCAATAGATACGACAATTACTGTAACAGACGGAACAAATTTTGCTAGTAGTGGAATTATACTTATAGATGATGAATTTATAAAATATACAGGTAAAAGTAGTAATGATTTAACAGGTTGTACAAGAGGAGCTTATAATTCTAAGGCAGCAGCGCATAATAAAGATAGAACAGCAGCATATGGTACTTATCAAGCCCCAATATTTAAAGCAATAGAAATAGCTTATAAAAATATTAGTAAATATGAAGTAAGACACAATTTACATAATGATTTTGACAGAAAAAAAGAAAATGTAAGTGAAACAGTACCTAGTAGTCAAAATAGTTTAACTGTTCAAAACGTTTCTCAAGGTTGGCACAGTATTGCTGTAAGATCAGTAAATACAGCTAATCAAAAATCTGCTTGGACTACTATAGAATCTTACTTACAACCAAGAATATCTGCATCGCAAGGAAGAACTTTATTACTTCCTAGAGGCGGTCATATGACTGGTAATTTTCTCTTAAATACAACTACAGGAAATATAAATACTGCTGCAGATAATTATACTTTTACAAACTTAGCAGGTAAAAAACACGAAGTAACGAGTGCAAGTACAGCTCAAGAAATTCAAGTATTCTCAGGATTATCGGCAAGTAATGGAGTCGGATATTTAGCGCATGACTCAAGTGATACAACTGATCCGTGGAAAGCAATAGATATTCAACAAGATAATGTAGCAATAGATGTTACAAAAGGATATGCAGGACAACTAAACGAAGCTCTTGATGCAAGTGAAACAGAAATTACATTAGATGATGTAGATGGTTTTCCAACTGGTGGTGGTACAGTAGTTATTGATGACGAACAAATTACATATACAGGAATAAGTAGTGTTACTTTAACAGGTTGTACAAGAGGTGCTAATGGTACTACAGCAGCAACTCATTCAGATAATACCGCAGTTTATTATGGCTTTATAAGAATGAAATGGTGGAAAGAAGTTGGTGCTTCAAACAAAGGTTTAACTCAATCCTCAGGTACTATCTCTTGTGATGCTAACTCAAATAAAGTGACAGGCTCTAGTACTACCTTTGTAACTAATGAAATTCAAGCAGGAGATCTTATTAGATTACATACTGCATCAAGCTATGATTTAGCAACAGACGCAACATATCATAGAGTTGCAAGAGTAGAGAGTGAAACAGTATTATATACAGAAGATATAATTCCTAGAGCCAAATCAAGTAAATATCTATCATATCAATCATGGAAGCCAAACTTTTCACAAGATACTTTAATAGCTAAGATTACAAGAACAGGTAGTAGTACATATGTTATGAATGAGAAATATGCTACTACAACTGAAGAAGATGCTTATACTATAAATATTACAAATGATGCTAAAACCTTACCAACTACAACAGGCGGAACTGTAACTTATACAGATTCAGGTACAACTATTTCTGTTA